CCATGACACGCCAACATGCATAACGCACCGAGTTAGAGGGAAAATGATCTACGCGATTCTCGAGATCGATCCGGACGCCGACGCTAACAATAGACGCGTGAAGATCGGCGTCACTGGACAGCGTGGGCGAACGCGTCTCGTTTCGTTGCAGACCGGCAACTCACGCAAGCTCGAGATCATCGCGCTTCGCGATGGAGATGCGAGCGTGGAACAGGCGTTTCATGCTCGGTTCGCTCACCTGAGTATCCGCGGCGAGTGGTTCTGGTACCGAGCGGATCTCGTCGATGAAATCTCGACGTGGCCGCGGCAATACCGGGTGACCGAATCGTCCCGCAGGGTCTATGACGTGCGGCGACGAAAGAGCAGCCGTCGGGTTTGGGCCAAGGATCGCGATGCCAGGTTCCGCAAATGGAAACAGGAGACGCTAGCTAGGCAGACGGCCCGCGTCTCTGTGGCCTAACCCGCCGCCGCCTCCACCCCAAGATCCACAATCGCCCCTGCTAGCCTCATCGCCGCGAGCGCTACATCGATCCCCGTATTCTTACTCGTCGCCTTCATCTTCGTCACCATGTCCCGCTGCGCCTTCGCGATCGACGCCTTCACGAGCTCTTGGTTCAGCAGCTCCGCCGGATTGCCGAACTCGGGAATGAGGCTCGTCAACTTCGCCCAGATGAACTCGAATCCACGGCTCGTGTCGCTCTTGAAGCGGTTCGCCGCCACGTTCACGCGCCACTTCCCGTCGCTCGAGCCGCGCGCGACGATGCTGTCCGCGAGTCGTCCCGAATCGTTGAACGCCCTGTCTGACTGGTTCGGCGGCTTCGCTCCCATGCGTCCACCGGCGTAGCGCTTCTGCGCCCACGGAGCGCCGGCCGCGAACGCCTTGGCCGCCTTCCGCCGATACTCCAGCGTCGCCGCGGCTGCCGTCGCCGTGAGTCCGCGAACGCGCTCGGCGAGGTGGAACGCGATAGCCTTGGCTGGCCCGGCTCCGAGGCTCACCGGGTCGCAGTTCACCGCGATCGGCTCGGCCGTGACCGTGATGACGACGCGGTCTTTGCGGATCTCGTAGCCCTCGTTGATGATCACGATGTCGTCGTAGTCGGCCATGTGGCGTAACGTTCACGGCAAAGCGAGCGCTGCCACACGGTTAGCCCCATGTCATGGGTGCTCACCGCGGACGGCCATCGTTGCGAGCGACACGGCGTAACGTTCGCGCGCGGCGAGGTCTGCGGCGGCTGCGTGACCGACCCGGGTCCGCGCATCGACGTCACCGACGAGCAAGAGAACGAGCACGACCGCGAGCTCGCCATCCGCGAGGCCGAGACGATCAGCGTCGCCCGCCGCTGCTACCGCGAAGCGGTGAAGTTGCTCGACGACGGCACGCCGCGCGACGCGATCGTGGCCACGAAGCTGATCGCCGAGGGTACGAAGGCGATGCGCGCCGCGAACGAGAACCGGCACCAGCGCGCGGCTCGCGACGAGTCCCGGGCCAAGCGTGAGTACCACCGCAAGATGATGGGCCTGCGGAAAGGGAACTAGCTACGTGTTCCGCATTCTCGTCGTTCTGGGGTTGTCGGCGATGCTGACGAACCAGGCCTATCACGACCGAATCGCAGACCGCCTTGTCGACGAGGATATCAGCGGCGCGGATCGATTTGTCGATGCGGGCGTGACACTGCATGTCGTCACTGCGGATCCGAAGGGACAAGAGTTGATCCCTGGGTGTCCACCAATGCGGATTGTCAGTACGTCTCGTCACGGCGGAATCATTGATACCAAGACCGTACCGGCAACGATCGGTCCGGGCTCGAAGTATGAGCGTGTTTGGTATTGCAGTCAGGACCAGCACGCCATTCTGTTTTCGAAGGATTCAAAGCGACCTGGGCAAATCGTAAAGGGCTCAGAGGGCGCGGGCAAAACCACCTTACTGGCGCAATGGCATTACTTCTGTTGGCTGCATTTCCTCGGTGAAGGTCGAGAAGGTGGGCAAACTGGGCCAACAAACGAGCGACTGGGGGCTGTAAAGACCGAGATGCAAAAGCTCTATGCCCCGAATTGGTGCCGATGGGTTGAGCGCACTGACTTCACGGGGTTCGAGTTTTGCGACCGCACGAAGATCAGGTTTCGTTATACGCACCAGCAAAGTGCAGCCAAAGGCCCCCCGGTTCAGTCATATAACTGGTCATGGTGTGGTCGCGATGAGATGCAAGATCAGGTTGAGGCGCATGGCGATATTCAGGCGCGCGGAAGGTCTGCGCCGAATGGATATTATCGTCAGCTAGGTACGGCCACATCCAAGGACTCGCCGGCATGGCGCACCCTTCGTGACCGGCTTGAGGCATCAGGACTCTGGAATCTGAGGACTCTTCTCGGATTGCGATCGCCGTTCATCTGGTCGGCTCACTGGGAAGCGATGCGCGCAACGATGCCGCTGCGCGAATACAAGCGGCGTGTCGAAGCGCTCGATTTGCCGCCTGAGACCGCGGTCTATCCAGAGTGGAGCCGCGACACGAATATGATCGTTGTGCCCGAACTCGGCTGGACGGACGTCACGGCGATGGAACTGCGCGCCTCAGGGCCGTCGTTCGAGATGCTTGTCGGCCACGATCCGGGCCGCTCGATCGACGTCTCGTTGCTCGCGAAAGCCTACGTCCGCAATCAGGACCTGACGGCGTATCAGCGAGGCACCGTTAAGCCGTTCTGGGTCGTTCGCGGCGAGGTCAACACGGAGCAGAGCACGACGGAGCGGCACATCGTCGAATTGCTCAAGGTGGTCCGCGACCACTGGCGGCTGAACCTCGTCGACCGACAGGGTCGCACGTCCGGTGCGCAGATCCTGGTGCGCGCTGACCCCGCCGGCAACAGCGACAACCGCACGGACAAGACTGTCTATACGCAGTTCGCGAACGCCGGCATCCGCATCCGTCCAGGCGCCTACAACGCCGAGGGTGACGGCCACGGGCGCGTGCCTCGCGAGGAGGGCGTCGAACTGGTCAACACGCTCATTTGCAACGCTGCTGGTCAGCGGCGACTGTTCGTCGAGAAGCTTCCGGACGGTCGCCCAGCCGCGCCGAAGCTCGTCGCCGCGCTCGAGTCCTCGGAACGTGATGATTCGGGCCGAGCCGAGATTGCCCGCGTGAAGGGCGGCGCAACCGATCAGACCCACTGGCCGGCGGCGCTCCGCTACATGCTCTGGGCGATCGAGCGCCCGCGTTTGCAACTCCTGCCGCGCGAGGTGACGTGATGGCGGACGTCGTCGTTAAGGAAAAGCCGAAGACCGTCTCGATCCTTCAAGCCCTCGCCGTCATGCCATCCGGGGGCTTTGGCGCACCGCTGAAATGGGATGAGTTTCGCGCCTACCTCGCAGCGAACTACGGGACGAACCAGGAGAAGGACCGCAATCGCCGACACACGCTGCGCGACGAGCTCTATCGCGACGGCGGCGTTCACGAGATGCGCAAGGTCATCTCCAAGGTGTTCGATGACCCAAAGGTCCGCGACCTGCGCCTCAAGTGGGTCGAGCACGCCCGCTTCAACAACGTTTCTAAGCGCATCGTCAACGAGCTTTCGACCGTCTACTCGGAGCCTGCGCGCCGCCTTGTCGGCGAGATCGATAGCGACACAGACGCACTGGACAACGCAGACTCTACTGCCGCAGAGCCCGACTCGGACAACGAGCGATATCAGGATCTGCTCGAGGCCGTGCGCATGGACGAGCGCATGGTCGAGGTCAATCGGCTCCTGAACCTGCACCGCGCGCTGCTCGTCGGGTTTCGCGTCCGCCAGAAGCCGAACGGCGACCGCGAGCCCGTGATTGACATCGCGACGCCGGCGAACGTGCGCGCGATCGTTCATCCCAACGATCCGACTGAGGTGCTCGGTTGGCTGATTCGGGTCCATTACCGCACAGCCCGCCCCGGCCTCCGCGTGCCGGCATGGGTGCTGTGGACCGATCACGAATCGGCGCAATTCACCGAGGACTTCACGTTCGTGGACGGCTCATATCAGGAGCACGGCCTCGGCGTCTGTCCGTGGGTTCCGGTGACGCTCGGCCCGCCCGTGCCCGGTTTCTGGCCCGGCGAAGAGGGCGAGGATTTGACCGCCGCGCACCTGACGATTTGGTTCGTTAACGTCTTGCTCGAGAAGGAGAGCAAGTCGGCGACGAAACAGACCATCATCACCGGCGACGGCACGACGCTCGCGCGCGGCCAGTCGGCCGACAGCGAGACGCCGGTCGAGGTCGCCGACGGCCAGAGTATTTCCACCGTCGACATGTCGATGGACCTGAAGCAGTTCAGGGACACGACCGATCACATCCTCTACGGCACCGCGCACAACTACGGTATGTCCCCGGCGATCATCGATCACCAGGGCGTGCAGTCGGCGCAGGCCCGCGAGTTGATGCGGCTGCCGTTGCGCGAGCTTCGCCGGCAACAGCAGGTTCCGCTCCGCCGTTTCGAGGCGTCGTTCGCGCTGGTCATGGCGGCGGTCGTGAAGGCCGATCTGCCGAAGTATGCGTTCGATCCAACCGGCTGGCGCATCGAGTTCGCCGAGTCCGAGACGCCACTCGATCCGCTCAACGAGATGATGCTGTTCGAGCGTCAGCGCGCGGCCGGCCTGACGAATACCGTCGACTTCCTGGTCTCGAAGCATCCCGGTCTGACGCGGGATGACGCGATGGCGCTCATCGAGCGGAACGTGAACATCGAGCTCGCGCGCAACGTGTTGATGCGTCCGCTACAGGCCATCCAGGGCACGCTCGACGCCGCGATCGAAGGCGCGGCGGCTGGCGCCAAAGTGGATGCAGCGCAACCGATTGACGAGTCCGGCGCTGCGATGCCGCCGAAATCGGGCAGCAAGCCGGGCGGCGGTAGTGCGCCGCCGGCTCTGCCGCCGCCCTCTTAACGTTCTTGCGTTCGCTGTCTCCGTCTCACCCTGCCCGTTAAGCGCCGCCGGCGTATCGGGCGAGCGAGTGACGACGACTCCAACGGTCGGGACGAAAGACACGAATGTTCAACATCAAGCGAATCCTCATGGCCGAAGTCGACGCCGCAGCAGGCGGAGCGAGTGCTCCACCGGCAGCAGCGTCGACGACGTCCGCGGATGTGCCCCAGGCGCAAGGGGCAGCGCCCACGCAGACCAAGGAGTTTTCGGATGCAGTCGCGTCCGAGGTCGCCAAGATTCTGCCGGCGCTGAAAGACAGCATCTTCGCCGAAGCTCGTCGCACGTTCACGGAGAAGCGAAATAAGCCAGCACCTGAACCGACAGCAACTCCGAACGCTGCGCCGCAGCCGCTGGACGCGGCAAGCGAGCGCAGAATCCTCCGCGACTTCGATCGCGCACTGACCAAGAGCGGGCTGAGTAGCAAACTCAACGATGCTCAATGGTCGCGCGCCGAGAAGCTGATTCTCGAGGAGCGCCCGGAAGACGTCGGTACATGGGTGAAGGACTATTTCGAGGGCTACGGGTCCGCTGCGCCGCCTGCCGCACCGCAGGTAGTCACCCCGCCACCGAAACCCGTTGCCGACCTGCCCGTGAGCAGCCGCGGCGCTCCTGCCGTATCGCAACTGTCTCCTGACGAGATGCGAGTGACTGAGATGTCCGAAGCGGACAAGCAGCACTACATCCGAACCAAGGGGATGGCGGCATTCGTCAAGAAGCTCCAAGGCGATCTCAAAGGCGTTCAGGTCTCGATGGGGCGTCGGTAGGAGTCGCCAGTCATGGCCCTGGAAACCACCACCACCACTCTCGACGATCTGACCAACGCAACCTTGGTCGAGCCGGTCGTGATCATGGCGCTCTCCGAGCAGCCGGGTATCGCGATTCGCTCGTGCCGCGAATTCAACCTCATCGGCAAGCCGACGCTCGCCGCCAAGATTCCGACGCAGACCTCGTTTTGGGGCTCAGCGAACGATCGCGGCGCCGGCGTCGATACCGAGTTCGACGGCACCGAAGGTACCGCCCTGAGCAACACCCAGGTCGCTACCGGCTCGGTGACCTGCACGCCGTCGGAGTACGGCGTTGCCCACGAACTGACCGACAACGTCGGCGAAGACTCGGTGCTTGATGCACTCGAGCTCATGAACCTGTTCACGAACCAGATGCTGACCGTTCTCCAACTCGCGCTCGACGATGACTTCATCGCGAACTACGCGAACCTGTCGAACGTCGTCGGCGTCTCTGGTGCAGACCTCACGATCGCGCAGATGGTCTCGGCGCAGCAGGGTCTCCGGACCCGCGGCGCAGTGGCCGATGCGGTGATCTACGTGATCGACAACCAGCAGGCGTCGGACATCGAAGCCGCGCTGCTGTCGACCAACGCGGCGGCGGCGGTGTTCGCGCTCTCGGCGGACCGCCTCATCAACTACGCGCCGACGAACGACAACGGCATGAGCGCGACGCGCCAGATCGCCACCTTCCGTGGTTATCCGGTGATCACCTCTGGCCTCACCGACACCGCGAACGGCGGTGCCGATGTGGTCGGCGCTTGCTACTGCCCGTCGACCGCGTTCAACGACGCCAGCGGCGCGACGACCTACGGCATCGCGTGGAAGCGCATGCCGAAGTTCGAGACGCAGCGCCAGGCCAAGATGCGCGGCACCGACCTCGTCATGACCATGCGTGCGGGTACCGCCGAGCTGCAGGACGGCAGCGGTACCGGTATCGTGACGGACGCCTAACCCCGAGCCAAGGAAAGGACAAACCACCATGGCCATTTCAAAGAATCGTCCTCGCGAGCTCGGCGGCGGCTACGACCTTCGCGGATCGTATCGCCTCAACGTCTCGACGGGCTCCGTCACCACGATCGCGGCGCGCACGGCGACCGCAGGCTTCTTGCTCTCGTATCGCTGGAGCAGCGCGACCAGCACGCGCTGCTTCCTCAAGTACGTCGGCGCGAAGTTCACGCTCACCACGGCCTACACCACGGCGCAGGAAACCGGCTGTGACCTCATTCTCGCCCGCAGCTTCTCGGCCTCGGCGAGCGGTGGCACGGCGGTCGACACGGGCAGCACCGTGGCGAATACCGGCAAGATCATGACCGGCTTCGGCACGTCCCTGATGGGCGTGGCGAGCCTCGTCTCGGTGGCGGGCGCCGGCGCCCTCACCGCCGGTACCCAGACGCTCGACGCCAACCCGATCGCGACGCTGTCGGATTGGTCGGGCGCGATCGGCGACACCGTGCCTCGCTCGACCTCGGGCGCGAGCAGCGGCTACGGCACGCTGTGGGACGCGCGCGATCAGGCGGCCTCGCCGATCGTGTTCGCCCAGAACGAAGGCTTCATCATTCGGAACCTGATCGTCATGGGTGCCGTCGGTGTGGGCCGCTGGGACTTCACGGTCGAGTGGGACGAAGGCGTCCCGGTCTAGTTGCGATCCAGCCGGCGGGATTGCGCCGGCATTCCATTTCCAAGGCGGTCTTTTCGTGGATTCAACGGTCAAGCATAAAGAGCCCATCTTCTGGACTTCGACCCAGCCGAACTACAGCGACAAGGATCGCGTTCGGTACACGATGGTCGACGGCAAGAGGATCCGCGAGAAGGTTCCGCAGCGCGGACACGTCGGCGAATACGACAACTACACGTACGCGCCCGGCGTTCGCTACGTCACGGTGCTCCGTCACGACGGACACATCATCAACTCGGTGCTGACGAACGGCGCCGGCCACACGGACCACACCGGACCCTACGGGCAGTACATCCGCATGAAGCATCGCGGACTCGGCTGGTTCGGCATGGGCGAGTGTCCGTGTGCGCTCGTGGCGGCGCAGACGATCAGCCGTGACACGCTGGTCTGTGAAGCGAACCGCGACGCGCAGCCATGCGCGCCTGGTTCCTACAACGCCAAGAGCCCGTGCCCTCACGCCATCGCGGAGCGCGACGCGCGCCGCAAGCAGCACGTCGAGGCAATGACCGAGAAGGAGCACGCGTTCAAGACCAAGGACGACAAGCTCATCGAGCTGCTCACCGAACACGTCGTCAAGAAGCCCGAAGCTGCGCCGGCGAAGAAGCGAGAGTGATGCGCTCCGATCCGGTCGCCGCCGCTCTTGCCGAGACGCGATCGACGCTCACCAAGAGCGATGACGGTCGCAGTGCTGTCGCGCGCCCGTATCGGCCGCGAGTGCTGCACAGCAACCCGGCGGGCAAGAACCACCCGTGGTGGTACGCGAACGCGTGCGCGCGAATCGGTCGAATCCTCGAAGGCGCGAAGCCGACGTTCGGCGCGTTCTCTCGTGACTACGCGCTCGAGTCGGCATGCCAGACCGCGGGACACCCGAAGCTCGCGCGGCGCTATATCGAGTTGTGGAGCTATTTCCAGACCCGCGATCGTCCGCCGCCGCCGAAGGGGCAGGACCATAACCCGTTCCGCTGGCTCACCGATCGCGCCGCCTACGCGCGCTGGTACGCCGAAATCGAGCGCATTTGCGACGCGTCGGTCGGCAAGTTCGGCGACTGGCGGTTCGGTACCGCGACGGAGATTGAGGTGCGGAGATGATCAACCAAGAGGTCATCTTCAACGTTACCGGGCAGTCGTTCTTCTACGACCCGCCGGAAGGCCGCCCGAGTGGCACGCCGACGGTCTCTGTCTATCAGGCGTTTGCCGACGATGCGGCGGCGGCTGTCTCCGCCACGACCGGCGTGTGTTCGGTCGGCTCGGTGAGCACGACGTTTTCCGCATCGGCCGGCGACACGTCCATCACGGTCGCGAGCGGCACCGGCATCACGCGCGGTCGTCGCTATCTCGTCACGGACACCGATGGCGATCGCGAGTGGGTCGAGTGCATCTCCATCAACGGCACGACCGTGGGGTTGCGTCAGCCGCTGCGAAACACCTACGCGGCGAGCTCGACGTTCGTCGACTGCCGGATCTCGATCTCGGTCGATTCGACCTGGGTCGCGAGCACGAGCAACATCACCGACATCCTCGACCCGTACAACCGGCTGTGGCTCACGAACCAGGAGCCGGCCGCATGGGTCCCGGGCGCGGCTGGCTATCGCCTGCGCTGGTCCTATACGGTCAACGGCGTCGCGACGATCGGCGTCTCGTTCGCTGACCTCGTTCGCTACCAGGCCAAGAACCTCGTCTCTCCGCTCGACGTGGACCGCCGCTTCCCCGGCTGGATTGACCGTCTACCGACGGATTACCAGGAAGACCAGGGTCAGGGGCTCATCGACGAAGCGTTCCAGGCAATCAAGATGGATTGCCTCGGCGACGAGCAAGTGGTTCGCCGCATCCGTAGCACCGAGGTCCTGCGCGAGCTGACGATCTATCGCGCGAACCTCATCGCGGTCGAGGCCGGCGCGTTCGCCGGCGGCTCCACCGTGGACATGATCAAGCTCGCGCACGAGCGCTACGACCAGCGCTTTAACCAGCTCATTCGTGAGCCGAAGGTGCCAGTAGACCAGACGGGCTCTGGCTCGTCAGCAATGGCGCAGCGCGCGTCAGTTTGGAGGCGATAGTCATGGCACTAGAAGACGTCACCAGCATCTCTCCGGACGCGAGCTCGGTCGTGCTGCTGCTTACCGCCAACGCCGCCAACGGCATCCCGACCGGAACCGCAGGCATCGCTATCAACGCGCTCAAGCTGTTTGGTCAGGTGCCATCGCGCGTGCGCGTCGCCGTAATCAGCACTGCCGGATCAGGAACGATGACGGCCACCATGCGCGTCTGGGGTCGCATGGGCGCAACGATCGGATGGGTTGTCGCCAAGGCGCTGAACGCCGCCGACACTGACCCGTTCACGGCTCGAGCCATCGCGGAGACCGGTGCGGACACGATCGCATATAGCGAAATCGTCGAACTGATTTCTGCATACGACCGCCTCTACTTCGAGATCGTTGCCATCGCAGGGACCAGCACCTCGGTTAAGGGAGAGGTCGTCGTTACGCGAGCAACGGCTATCGAGTAGCCCGGTCTCATGTATCGCCTCCATCACC